TTAGTTAGGTATTCAATTTTATTTATAGCTGTTTGGTTTGCACCATCTAAATAATTATTAAACCCCTGAACACCTACATAATAAATGCTTCTTACTAACTCCCAATCTTTTACTTCTTCTGTATTGTAATACCATTCAGCATACACATAAACCCACATATCATCATTATCTTCTTTCGGGTATAATTCAATAAGCGCATTAATAGTTTCTATTTGTTCTGCTATGTATGGTGATATATTAAACACTATAGCAGTCTGTGTATCAGAAGCAATATTTTTTTGTAAAGTGTATGTAGCCGTTGCAGGTTGTGTTTCGTATTTATGCCAAACCCATAGTTTTAACAATGCTCCTGCTTGGCCTTCTTCATCTACTTCTATAAAGTATGGTGAACGTGCGTTAATTACTCTCATTTCTTATTATCTTTTAAACTTGTTTTCATTAAATCTTCAACATCCAATGCGAATCCTTTTATTAAATCTTCTGTGATGTATTTCTTGTATCCTGCTTCAAATGGTTTTGTAAAAAATAAAGAAGGTTTAATACCATTTAAAAAAATACTTCTTGCTATTGCATATTGTAAACTTTGTCTTGATTGAAATTCACCCTTAGCGTTACGTGGTGCAATACCTTTTTTAACTATCCATTTATCAAACGCTTTTGCAGGTGGCATTTTATCTTTGTAACTATAAGGCGTATTGTATTTTTTTAATTTACCTGAAACTCCTTTGTCCTGATAGTGTCCGTAATCTAACATTGTAAAACCTACAATAGTAAATTTTTTTTCTGTTACTACTTCACCATCAATAGAATTATAAAGTGCCTTAGAACTATTTTTATTCCCTTTACTTAAATTGCTTCTTGATTGTTGTATTACATAATCTCTGAAGCGTTTTAATACTGTTTCAACTTCTAACATTTTGTCATTTTATTTTCAATAGCAATATCAAAAGTAAAAGTTACACCTGCTATTTTATTTTCAAATCTTTCAGTAAAGAATTCAATGTTTGCAGTACCATTAACTAATTCGTAATCTTCTGCTAATGCACCCCTGCTTAATACTTCTAAGAACCTATTTGCTACAGCTAATTGTGTATTTAATACATCTTGTTCATTATCGTTACCTAAAAATATATCTGTTACTTTTGATTTAGATTCATCTACAATGTCCATACATAGAATAGATATATTATAATTTAATACAGGACCTTGATACGATACTGAATTTACTATAATATGACTTAATGGAAATATAGTTTGCTTATTTAAATCTACTTTAAATATATCACCTGTTGTAACTGTATTTACAAATAAATCTTCTTGTAGTTTATTCTTTATTACTTGTGTTATTTCGTAAAATGTACTCATTATCTTTTTTTAATTAAATCTGATTCTATTTTGTTTTTTTGTTTTTCAAATGTTAGGTATGTTAAACATTGGTTAATTGGTAGTTCTGTGATTGTGTCAAATCTTGTAATATCTCCTTGAGCAAGTCCATAGATTGAACTATACCAACCCCATCGTTTTCCGAATTGTGCTGTTGCAGAATAGTCTGCATCTGTTTGTTGTTCTCCAAATAGTTCATCGTACTTTTCAATAATTCGTTGCCTAAATTGTAAAAAAAAACATTAGCACCAAATACAACATCTAAAGGTGCGTGTTTCATCACATCACTATAGGTTATACTACCATTATATTTTTCTATTTCATAAGTATTATTTAAACCCTTCTTTGTAATTGGTCTAAATAAAACAGCCATAGCTTTGTGCATATTATCCCAATCACCAATGTATGAATCTAAATCTGTATATTCACCAAAAGTCATTTCATCTAAATCAGGAATAAAACCAAACTCAACTCCACCAAGTTTAAATCTGTTTATAAACCTATGTGATTTAACATCAAACATTTTACCAAGTGATGCAGTTATTTGTAACACATCCTTATACTTGATTTCAGCAACATCTTTTAAATCTATATTGCAGAACGTTTGAACCATTTTCTGATTCATAAATTCAACATCATCATTATCTTTAGCTATTTTTAAGAACGCTTGGTATTGTGATAACTTAATTTCATTTAATTCTGTTGGTACGCTAATTTCTAATTTCATATTATTGTTTTTTATATTAATAACTATTTTATGATATTGTATTAAACAAAAAAAAGGCACATATTTCTATGCACCTTAATTAACCAAATTAACTAATCTAAACAAAATTTAATCTTCTATTTCTTTTATTGCTAAATCTAATATATCATTCCATTGTTTTGTAGATAATATTTCCCACATATCTACACCTTGAATTAATATTTCTGCATCATCAATACAACTTTTGGTATTATCATATGAATCACCTTGCAAATAATATCCTTTTATTTCAAAATCTACTGTACAATAATTTACAAATACTCTTACTTTTTTCATTTTACCTTGTTTTAAATTTTTAACAAATATAATATAAATTTGTTACATAAATTAGTTTTAACAATTATTTAACTTTTTAAATGTTCAACTGCTATAGCATACATCTTTTGCATCTTTTTAATTTCACCTATATTGCGTGGTAGGTTTATATTCACTTCTTTACCTGTAGTGTGATGAATATAACATTGTATTGTGGCTATCATTTGTCCGTAAGTCATAATTGATTTGTCAAGTTTTTTCCATCATTTACTTTGTCGCAAGTATAGTATTAATTTGCGACATTAATATATAAAATAGTTTCCTTTGTTTGGATTCTCTAATTGGTGACTAACAGCATATCTTAAAGCATCTAACAAGTGATTGTGATTATCTATTGGCGTGCTTGATTTCTTTTCTAACCAACAATAGTTATTTAATTCTTTAATTAGATTAATTGATTCAGGTGATACTATTAAATCGTAATCTTGCAACAATGCTATTCCATAAGTTACAGAACCTTGTCCTTTGATTGCAGGTACTATATTCAATCCTAATGTTTGTAGTTCTGATATTAATCTTGGTTCTGCAGAATCAGCTACTATTAAACTATCTAAACAATGTTGCTTATTTAAATTGAATATCTGACTTGTTGTTAGTGCTTGTAGATAGTAACGTTCATTTATATAAATTCGTTTATTAGAAGTATCTATATTGCATTCTATTAATGTAGTAGGGTCGTTACTGAAACCAAAATCCTGTCCGAATACAGATTTACCTATTTGTTTATATTCTCCTATAGTCCAATTAGTAAATATAACTCCTTCTGCTTTATCTAACCAACCACCTAATATTTGATGCTTATATTTTTCAGGTCTACGATTTTTTATATTCTCTATTTGATTTATAAATGATTCAGATAGGTTTTCGATGTTATCTTGGTACGTTGTATGTATGTAGGTAGTATCACCTTTAATTAAATTGCTTCCTGCTTCTACACCTTTATCTTCAAAAAACTTCTTATATATAAAGTGTTCTTTTGTTGCAGGATTTAATATTAATAAAATTCTATTATGTATTCCTTTAGTACGAATACTTAAATCTATTTTATCAAATATATCTTCATCTGTTAATTCTTCTGCCTCATCTAAAACGAATGTTGTAACACCTGCTAATGATTTTAAAGAAGCTGTTTGTGTACCACTACTTGTTTTAATACCTTTAAATAAGATTTTAGAACCTGTTTTAAGATTTACTATTTCATCTTTAGTTATATAAAAATCGTTGCTTAAATCGGCTGTATCAATCTTATCTATAAATTCAGGTATAATAGAAACAGATGCAGAAGTTAAAGTATATCTTGTGAATAATATAACGTGGCCTGCTTCATAGGTTAATAGTAATAAAAAGGAATTAAGGGAATATGATTTACCACTTCCCCTTCCACCTGTAATTACAAAGTATCTACTATCTGAACCTAATAGATTATATTTCTGATTTATTGCTATTCCCAACTTTGAAGATATCTTTAATATTAAAATCGTTTACGTTGTGTGTAGCTTCTATAATTTCTTTTGGTTTGCCAAATATATGTTCTGCAATAAATAACTGACCTCTTTGTGATTGCATTAATGTATCTTTAACAAAAGCTATTTTAG